GCAGACATAGCCACTTCAAATAATGTGTTGCTGATATTTTTGGCAATAATTAATTGAACGTCACAAACAATGTAACCAATTGGAATATTTACTCCAACTGTGACTAATACATCGTGAGCGCCAGTAAATGGCCCGTAGTTAGTGCCAGCCCCGTCCGCATAAAAATCATACGCATTTGCTGCACCAACAATTCCCGATGTAACTGTGCCGCCGTTTGATGCTGTATTTACTCCACGCACGCCATGATTAGTGGCTCCGGTTTGTGTTGCAACGCCATAGACGCCAACACCTGTTGATGTTGATTGTCCACAAACACCATTTGCTGCGCTGCCTAAACCATAAACACCAGCAGTAAATATAAAACTATTTGTCCCCGTGGTGTTGTTGCCGTAGATTGCAGGAGCTAAATTTGTGTTAATTATTGCTGCTGATGCTGGGAAAGTTGTGGCATTAGAATTAATGTACAACGTACCTAGACTGCCACCAGTTTCAATTATTACGCCGCCTGCTGAACTATAAACTTTTAATGAGTTTGTGGAGTTATCCATCATAACTCTTTGCCCACTTGCTGCCGTTTGTATCAATGCTCCTGTTACTGTTCCTGCTGTAATTGTCCCAAGATCGGCGCTGATTGCAGATAGATTGCCAACCTTTAGATTTGACAAATATGGCGTGTTCCAGATTGTTTGATTGGCAACGGGATAGTAAATGCCATCGCTTTGGAACATTGCCTGCGATGCGCCAGGAGTTTGCACGGCATAAGAAAATGCTGATGCAGACGTAGGCGAAAAACTGGTTGTGTTTGGCAAACCCGTCCCAGCAATGGTAACTGCTGCGCCGGTGACTGTTGGATTGCCAGCGTACAAGGCGTAACAAATGACTGCGCTGTTTCCCGTGTTTCCAGTTGCTCCAGTTGCGCCTGTGGCTCCAGTTGCGCCCGTGGCGCCTGTGGCCCCTGTAGCGCCGTTTTGAGCAATTGCTTGAACGCTAAACCCGCTGGCCCATGATACGGTTGTTGTAGCCGTGCTTGCAGGCGCTGAAATGCTTATGCTGGCTTGCCAGAGATAGGTTCCTGCTGTGCCTGGGTTAGCAGGTATTGCCACTGCCCAGCCGTTGCCGCCTGTGTACCCTGCGTTAGATGCTGTGGCCCATGTCCATGTGCTGCTGCCGCTCGGGTTGCCTGGCGTGCTGTTTGCCCACTGGTATAGATACACAGTTGCCGTTTGCGTGCCTACTGTGCCTGTGGGTGCCCACACTAGCCCAGAACTTGTGCCGCTGATTTGCGATTGTGAGATATCGTTTGCAGCAATAAAGCCAAAATAATACGTGCCTGCTGGCAGGATTAAATTTAAAAATGTGAATGTCGTGCTTGGCGTTAATGGTGTCGATGCCGAGGAAACAAAAGTATCCAGCAACGTCCACTGGCTTGCGGTTGGTGATGCAAACGTAGAATAAAACAATGTCAGTCTTGTTGTGCGTCCTATGCTTGGCGTAGTAATTTGAATGTCAAATGATGGCACATTGTTTGTCGGGCGTGATGCGCTTACTACGGGTGCGCTTAACGCAGAAAAGAAACTAGCAGACGACAGATTGCTGTTAGGTGCTGGGCTGTATTGAGTGATTGCAACATCGTCATAAACGGCAGCGTTGTATTCATTCAACTCTAAATTTGCGCCAAGGTTTCCATCAGGCAAGGAAATCTCGCTAACCTTCATTGCCCGAAATAACTTGGCACTCCACCCGTAGCTAGTATTTGTAATGGACACCACATCGCCAGCGTCAATCTGTATTGCTGGATACGCTGCGTTAATGCTGACAATCAAATCCTCACGGGCCTGCTCTAGCACTCGGTTTGCCAAATAGCTAACCTGCACAGACTCATTGATTAAATCAAAGTTGCAAGAGAATTTATTAATTGGCTCATTGGCGTAAAGCAAACCACCGGGAGTTTCTAGGTAAACCAAATCCCTTTGATCGCGGTTTAGCTTGCTGGGGAATTGGGCTTCAATTTGATTGATTGAATTTGATATGTCTGTCAGGCTAACTTTTATTTCGCCAATGATGTTGGTATCGTCAAAAGCATAGGAAGTGCTTTCCGCTTTGTTGACAACAATTGACCATTTTCCAGAAGCAGCGTTATAAGCGTTCCAGCTATCGCAAGCAAGCATGATGCGATCAATATTTGCCAGTACATTTTGACCAGTGTCTAAAACGCCGTTAATGCGATACCTTGCTTGAGTTGCCGGGTTGCCGCTGCTGTCGGTAAAGGTAATCGTCTGATCGGCGTAGGTGTTAAGTGCTGTAGCTGATGCACTGTCAATTAACGCTGCCGCCATGCCGCCGCCGTACACTTCGTTTCTTACATAATCTGCCCACACATCGCCAGGCTTGGCTGCTCCTGTGCTGTTTAGATTTTGCGTGACGTTAAAAGTAATTGGCTGTAGATTTGTTGTGCCAGCGTCTTGGCTGTAAATCAGTTTAACAATCGCAAAGGCCAGCCCGTTCATTTGCCGGGTGCCTGTCCAGCGTTCAGCAGATGCAATGTCAGAGCCGCCCATGTAAGTGCTTGGCGCTGTGCCGGTTACGTTTGTGATTACCCCTGCATCGGTGGAAGTGTACAAATTAATAAAAAGGAAACCATTGATTTTTGTATCAACATTTCCTGCGCCATCTGTTAAGCTGACAACTTTGGTTAAATCGCTGCCATCAAAAGTAATTAGCCGGTCGCCGTAGTAAAAATTATTATTTGTTGCTGTGCCGGTGCCGGTTCCTGCGCCAGTGCAAGTAAAAACAACACCTACAGTATTTGCCGATGCACCAATTAACGTAAAGTTAGTTGAGCCTACTGTTGTAATTGTGTAAATTGTTCCAATTAAAAAACTACCGGCTGTTGATGTAGTTGTTCGATTAAAACTAAATTGCCCATTGGGACTAATGCTGCTGATTGCCAGCACGTAGTACATTGTTTTCTGATCTGTTGTCAGCACGGCATCAACAAATGTGCCGCCCATAAAGGCGCTGCCGTAAACAATCGGAATTGAGTTAGTAGTATTGGGTGCTACTTGTTGTCTGACGCCTTGATCTACGGGTTGGTTTGCTGTTGGATCGTTCGGCGCAAATATCCGAGAAACAACATAGCTGACGGCAAAGTTAACAGCAAAAGTTGAGACTGCTACCGCAAAAGTACCGCCTCCTAATAGTGCTGCGCCATAGGCAATAATTGTTGCAACCATTACTGCACCCTAAAAAATGTTGCTTGCATGGGGCTGTAGCCTCTTTTTGTGTAATCAATCCATGAGTTGTTAGCCATCACAGCCGTGACTGCTACATCAATGCGCCCGTCATCAATTAAATCTGTAGCCAAACGATTAAATTCTTTCCAGAGCCTGCCGCCCACAGTGCCGTTTCTATGCTCTGGCTTTACCCACCATGCTAGTTCGTGCAGTTCGTAAACTTCTGGGCACCAGACGTTTGTAGTAATCAGTGCCGCAATAAAACCTCGGGATTCGTTGTCGATCAGTACAAAGCCACGCCCTGCCATCATTTGCGTCATCAGGTTGGCAACGTGCGTTTCATCATGCGCTGCTGCTGCTTGTAGTGCAGGCACAGGCGTCTGCGTGCTGTAGTCCCGCATCATTTGCAGCAATGCAGGCATATCGTGTTTGTTGGCTTCCCGAATCATCCGCTATCCCTCCCGCTTTCAACAACAGTTGTTTGCACGTTTGAAGTATTGCTGCTGACTGTTGCAGATTGTGGTGGCTTGCCAAAATCAAAATACGTGGCTGCAATCACCGGCACACGGTTCATGCTAGTGTCTGCTGGGTAGATAAAATTCCACGCCTTGGGAGTCGTTTTAATGCCTTGTATGCGGTTTTCTAGGATGGTCCGAAAGCTGGCGCAGGTTATGCCAACCGTGGCAATGCGTGTTCGCAGTTGATCATTGAAATCTTCTGTGATTGAGCAATTGCTGACAATGCCAGAGTAGCGTTTAAAAAACTGCTGCGTTGGGGTTGTAATGATTTGATTGTTGCTGTCTAGGAATCCACGCCACACATCAATATTGCTACCCTTGATATTTGCGGCAAGCACTGTGGTGCCGTCTACGCCAGTGAGGGAAATTGCAAGATCGGCGCTGCTGGCTTTGATGTTTCTGTCAATTGCGCTTATGGATAACAAGCTGCCCAGGTTGCTAAACGTCATGCTGTCTACAGTAATCGGCGCTGCTGCATTGCAAAAATAATAGGTTGTCGTGCTGGTGATGAGCCGTATAAATTCGGCTTGGATGATGGATGGGCTGCTCAGTGCAGCCATTGCGGTAGTCATCCTGTAATGTCCTCAATAAACACAAAATCACCATCCCATTGCACAAATGCGCCCGAGGTCATTGGGTTAAGTGTGTAGGTTGGGCATTGTGCTGCAAGTAGATAAAACGTGCAATCTGAGCCAACTGCGGTTAATGCGTTGCCGATTGTGGGCGTGCCAATAATAGGACGATGCAGGTTAAATGTAATTGACGATCCGGGAGGGTGTGGCGACGTGCTGCCCAATGGAACATCTGATGTTACTTTATAAGAATAAATACCAATTTGCAAAAAATCCCCGGCTTTAAATACCAATTGTGCGGGTGTGCCATTTGGTAAGTTACCAAGCGTGATCTGGGTTCCATTTGCTGTATAAGCACCAATTGTCATTGCAGCTACTTGCGCTTGCACTAGTTCGCCTTTGTATGCTGTAAACCAATTTAGTAGGCTGCTAGCAAAGGTGATTGTCTCGGGCAGTTGGCGATCTTTGTTGTCAATGGCCTGGATAACGCCACGCACTTGCGGGTAATAAAGGTAGGCGTGCGGCCTAACGGTAAATGACCAAGGCACAGATGTAAGGTATTCGGCAACCCGTACCTGGCCTGATCTACTAACCTGCTGCCCAACAGTACGCCGGTTCTGGACGCTAATGCTTTGGCTGATTTCAAAGATGGTTTGAAAACTCATGTTCTTCCCCTGCCAAGCGATAAGTTTTTAGCGCCATATGCATTTGCTGCCCAGACTGCTTTACTGCTGCCCAGGATGCGATCTTCAAACGATTTGGTGTCAATTGCTTGAATATTGTAGTTGGTGATGTTTGTAGAGCCGCCCATCATTGCCATAGAGTGATTTGGCACAATTGCGCCAGCACTGCGAGGCACAAACAACTCTGGCCCACGTTCGCCAACTAAATAGCTGTTGTTGCTTTCAACTGGCCCACCATCCGCTTTAGGCCCAGCAAATGGTTCTGCTAAAGATACTGACGGTGAAAAGACTGCTTTTGCAAGCATTGAAAATAAATTGTTTGCAGATGCTCTAAATTGAATTGCAAGCATATCTTTAATAACTGACTTTGCAAAATCTCCAAAATTTAATTTTCCAGTTGTTACAAATTCATCCAATGCTTTTGTCATGTTGCCCATTAATGAATCAAAACTTTTTGCACCAGCCTCAAAGCTGGTTTCCATGTCTTTGCCAAAAGTCTGCGCCCTAAATAAAAATCCATCAAAAACGCCGCCTGATTTTTCGGCTTTTAATATTCTTGTCCGTTCAAGTATATTTTGCAATGCTTTTTCATTTAGTTTTTCTTCTCTTGCAAGGGCTTCCATCCTGCTCATGCTGTCAAGATTTTTCATTGACATAATGACTTCAACAGCATCTGCATATTTCCATTGTTGCTCTAACAATTCTTTTTCTTGCTGCAACTCTTCTGCTTTTAAATAAACTGCTTGACGCTCTAATTTAAACATTTCTTGAGCGCGAGTTAAAGATGTTTTGTCTAGTTCTTGCTTTTCTCGTATTGATGTATTGCCTTCTGAATAGAAAGCATTTAAATTAGCAATGGCTATAGCTGCCTCTTCTGCACTTGCTATTTCATGTGCTGCTTGCTCTGCTATATTTTTAAAAACTAATGTTCTTTTCTTTTCTTCGTATTCTTGTTTGATTACAAATAATTTTGCGTTAAGAATTATCCAGTTTGTAAGTGCAAATTTATTTTCTTCAGTTTTATCTTTATGCAAACGCTCTAAATCTGCTTCTGCTTTTTTCTTTGCATATTCATTATCTAATGTTTGCTGTTCATTTCTAAATTGATTTGCTATGGAAAATTCTTCTTCTAATTTTGCTTTTTTTAATTCAAAGTTTTTAGCTTCTGCCGCCTTTGCTGCCGCCATTGCTTTGGTATCAACACCCGGCGTTATTTGTCTTTTAGGCTCATTTATTTTTTCTTCTGTTTGACTTTTAGAAAATTCATCTGCTTTAATTCTTTGAATTGCAATTAATGCGTCTTGTTCTCTTTGCAGGGCCAATATTTCTCTGTCAATTCCTGACAAAAGCATTGGGCTATCCAGCACTAACTCTCTTTGTTTTCCTAGCTTAGCAATTTCTTTGCTTAATTCTACAATTCGAACCGTAGGATCATTACCAGTGCCAAACCCAATAAACTTTCCAAAAATAGTAAATGACAAATTAGATATATCTAAGGCTTTTAACCATTGACCTAATTTTAATAAACTTGGGCCTAATGATTCAGTAATCAATAAGCTAATTTCTCTACCTACGTTTTTAAATAAATCAAATGCCTGTGCCGCATCTTTAATGGCTTGCTCTTGTTCAAGCGTTGCGCCTTTACCTTCTTTTAATCCTTTGGCAAAATCTACCATGTCTACGCCTTTGGCGGCTTTACCAAATGCGTCTGCTGCCCGTGCGTTCCGGGTTAACGGGTCTTCCATGTCCGCTATTGCTTGAGTCGTTTTAAGCAACAACTGCTGCGTAGACATACTGCCAATGTCTTTAAGAGATATGCCTAAATCGCTAAATGTTTTTTGTCCTTCAAATGAGCCTTTTGCTGCTTTGTCTACAAAGTCTGCAAAACTGGCAATCATTTTTCCAGCGTTTTGGCCCTTGCCACCAGAATTTTCTAACGCATTTGTCAGCTTTATAATTGAATCTATTGCTATGTCATTTGCAGCAGCAACATCACTAAGTTCATCTGCATATGCTACAGCTTTATATGTTGCAGCAACAAATGCAGCACCTAGTAACAATGTTGCATTTTTAGCTGCACCAGCAGTTGTACTTGCAAATTGATCTAACTTTCTGCCAGCAGCCGCTATGCCGGCGACAAACTCGGCACTGTTAAGGCCAAGGAGTACCGCAAGTCGTGCAATATTAGCCATTTTTGAATCTTTCTTTGCTGAATCCGGGTGCTTGCACCATCAACGATAACAGACTGTCATTAGCCTGCGCTGCAAGCTGTTCTTTTGTTGCTGGAGGGCATAAGTAGTCATGTGCCGCGCCAAGCGTACCAGACAGCTTGTAGGGGGCTGCATTGGGCGGTCTTATGTAGTTAAAGATGCCCGTTGTCAAAACTGCAAGCTGCGACAGCAATCCATGATTGCCAATTGTTCCATCAGCATAAAGTGTTTGGATTTGCAGCATGGTGATCTGGTCAAGATTGGCAATAGATTCGGGTGTATGCCCGTTAAAGATCATCGCAGCCGCGACTTGTTCCTTTAACGAGCCGATTAGTTTCCCCGTATCTCCCGGTAAGTGGGGCTGATTACTTCAGCAATTTTTTCAACCAACTCACGTTGCACACTCAAAGGCCATTCTTGTTCAATCTCAGCGTATGTAATGTCGTCCAAATTGTTGACAGGATTTTCTGCTTGAAGCAGACGCACCATCTCTGTGATACGGGCTTCCATCATTGCTTTGTTTGTCGCTGCCTCGCGCATTGAACGACCAGACACCACTACATCATTTTCTGTAAAAACCAATTCTGAGTTTTCAGCAGATTTAAATTCATCCAATGATTTTGTCAATTCAACATAAATCTTGTCTACCGTTGTGCTGTCTGGCTTCATTATTCGTGCGTATATGGCATCACTTTCAGACACCAGTGGCACTCGCACTTTGAAGGTATGACCTCCAAGATCAAATTGCTTAATGCGTAATTGTGCGCCAGTTCCTAATGCGCTTGATAGTCTTGTCATGTTTTCACCTTGTTGTATTCGTTTATTCGTCTTGCCAGAACTTCACCAAGTTTTTTTACTGTAGCTTGCGATTGCGATTCTAACGCTGGCCTCATAAATGAATGGGCTGGATTTCTAGCCGTGCCAAACTCTTGCGCTATTGCTCTGGCATCATATGGAAAATTTATAGATTGAGCGAATTTCTTAAATTTCTTTGCATATGCTTTTTTATCTGATTCATATAATGTATTATTTTCTTCATAAAATGCTTGTCTTTTCTTTTTAGGAAACGCTTTTGTAGTCACGATTGCGATAACCGTATCTGATTGCGTTATGTATTTTGATCTCCTGTCTTTGTTGGTTGGACGCCTTGCTGACAATGTTAAATTGTTTGCCAATTGCGTTGTGTCTTTTGGCGCTAAAGTTTGTGCAGCTTGTAAAACTGTCTTCATCGCTTCCCGCACCGCAGGAATTAGGATTTTGCTTCTAGCATTTTTGTCGCCAATTTGTTGCGATAAACTTTCAAAAGCAGCATAAACATTGCCGATTCCTTCAAGTTTTATGCTGACGCTCATGTCATCCTCGAATAATATCTTTGTACATTAAATTGTTAAGTTCTACGACAAATTTCACGATCTGCTCTGGCGTCATTGTGTTGGCATGGTTGGCAGCTATCTGATGCACCAGTTGGATGCCTGTCATCTTTTGTTGGGTAAACCCAAACCAATCTTTTCTAGACTCGGCTTGAGTTACCAAAAAATTTAACAGGTCATTCGTGTTCTGTATTTTGTCGGACATTTTTTTCCAAGAGTTTTAGGCAGACATATTCCGCTGAATCTGTGTCTGCCTTTGCCAACGCCTCGGCTATTTCCGGTGCGCTGACTACCTGCTGCCGTGCAAGTGCAGCCAGGTCGCCGTAACTGGCGGTCATTTCTGCCAGCACCGCATCTATTGCGGTCATACTGTATTGCTCCAGCCGTACTGATTGCCACGGGGATGGATGGTGAAATTTACTTTGGCTTCAGCGCCTGGGGCAGCATCAATTGTCCACTGGCTGACTCGCCCGTTAAATGCGTAGTAAATCGTGTTTGTCCCATCGGTTGCGGCAATCACGTAAGTGCGATCAATGGTGCCGTTATAGGCGTCTGCACGCAAAAGCAGCAACACGGTATCGCTTGGGTTCCAAGCCGCTGTGATGCTCATGCTTGTCGGCGCTGATTGCACAGGGATTTTGTCGGATTGACGGGAGCCAGCAACCATGAAAGAGGCTACGGCATCGTCTTGCCCAAATGCCGGGATTGCTTCAACAGGCACCAAGTTGCCGCTGATTGCCAATGGCGAAACGCTGCCCAAAACGCTCAAATTTGCCGTAGTTAAAGGCGTTGGCGTTGCGCTGGGTTGTGCGTACAAGGTGGCAGAAAAGCCAGGTAGAATTTTTGTCGGGAGAGCCATGATAAGTTCCTTTGTTGAGAGGGTAAAAAATTTATTGTCTTATCAGGTTGGTATATCTAGTGTGCAGTCTAAGATTACTTGTCCGAGTTTCTCATCATTGTCGTATGTGTTGTAAAGCCATTGCACATCGGCTTTGCTGATCTGTATGCCGTAAGTTGCACCGCCAAACAATCCAGAATAGCCGTGGAGCGATTGTAGTATCTGATTGCTGATTGTGAAACCGTCTTCAATAACTTGCGTAAAAATGCTGATTTGAAATACTGGCGTATCAATTCCTTTAACGGATTGGTAAATGCCGGTGTAGACCGGCTGGTGAATGTTTCGCAACATCCAAGTTACAAATTTTGGTTCGGTAGCAAAGTTGCGGTTAAAAGTAGCATACACCGGGACGGGCGTGACAATGGTTGTCAATGCCGCTTGGATGGCCCTGGCATACGTGACAGGGTTTTGCTGGGCTGTCATGTTGCAGTTACCGGGTCATTGCGGTAAGCCATTATCAACACGCTCATGCGGTCGTCTGATTCCTGCACATCGTTGATGCGCCAATCTTGCGTTCTGTACGTGATGCTAAACAGATGCTGCGAGTTAGCAATTGTCCGCATATTTGGTGTGTAGTTCAAACGAAACCGCACTAGGTTATCGTACAGCCGATATTTTTCCGAGATTTTCAAATTGTTGCCTACCGCCGACACTGTGGCTCGGGTGTCAAACCATTTTGTCGTGGTTGTGATTTGCTCACCAAAAGCCGTTAGGCTGAAGGTTAGATTATTGATTGCAATGTTTTCAAACCGTGCAATCGCCATTACATAACCAATTCTTTGTACGGGCGCAGCAACGTGTCTACGCCAAACGGGATATTTTTTAGCGATGCCTCAGTGCTGTTGCTGCGCTGGTTGTAAAGGTGCGTAAGCAGCAGCAGGCCAGCTTGTTTGATGGCAGGATACGTTTGTAGAGGGTTAGGTGCGGTGGTGTACTGAACGACAATTGGGTTTGCCATATCGCTGGTAATTGTGGGCAGGCTAGTCAAGATAACCCGGTTGCCGCTGGCATCGTAATAGTAGGTTGATGCCGTCAATAGCGTAAGAGTAGGCGGTGCGCTGTTGTTGTAGTAGCCAACCGAGTTGATTGTTAGCCCTGCTTGTGTAGGATATTGATTTTGGCTGACTGCTGGCAAATCTAGCGCCATCGGTGCTGTGATAGTCCCTTGTGCGCCGTACCACACCCGATACGTTAAGGAAAATATTGACATTCCCAAATAGTCTTCAATGGCAAACCTAGTCGCCAGTTCTAGGCTGCTTAGATAGGTGTCTTGGCTTTCGTCATCATACAAATTTAGCTGCTGGGTAATTTCATCCAGCGTTAACCAGGGCGTTACCACATCCCGATTTAACTGCTCAACTTTTGAGTAATTAAACGGGTTGCGGGTTGCCCCACCTTGTGCGCCAAGGATTTCGCTGGACATTGTTAGACTCCAACCAAGCGAACACCAGCAAACGGATCACGCACGGTAGACACCATTCGGCGCTCGGCGTACAGTGTAATAAAGCCTGGTGCGCTTTGCTCCATTGCTTGCACAGTCATTTCTTCTACGTCCGCAATCGTAACAAACCTAGGCCAGTTAGCAAGGTACATTGTAAATTTGCCAGCCGCAACGGTTTCCATGTTCGGGTTTGCGATTACAGGCCAGCCAAAAATATTGTTTACTGCGCCGCCATCATCATCACCAGTTTCTGCCAACAATCGGCTGGCGTTGCCGCTGCTTGCTGCTTTAAGTTGCCGCAAATCGTGAATTGTGTCTGGGTGCATCATCCAAGCGCAGCCAGGCAAATTCCAATATTGTGCTGGGAAACTTTTTGCCATATTGACCAAATCATCGTACACAAATGCAGCGCCGTTTTGCGATACAGTCAATATTGTGTGGATGCCGTCTGTAATTGCTGTGCCAGATGAACCGTAAGCTGCCGAACCGCTTGCATAATAATTTAGCCCACGTAGGCCATTGGTGCTGCCTGTGCTTGTTGTGCTAGAGCCGGTTTGATCGTTGTTCAAGATCATGCTTGCACCTTCCAACTGTGCAAATTCCAGCATCATGTCTTCAACAATTGTTTCGTTAAGATAATTAATGTCGCTCATTACCGCTGTTCGCACGGGCAGGCTGGCGCTGACGACACGGGTTGGCAATTGCCAAATGCTGGTAGCAATGTTCGGTGAACCAGTGTTTGGAGTTGCAGCGTAAAGCCAGGGGTTTGTGCTGTTGGCAGCGTTACCTGTTTTTGCGACAAACTGCACGCTAGAGCCAGCCGCAGGAATTACCCTAGACAATTCCCGGATTGGATTTGCAAATCGCAGTGCAGCAAAAGCGTTATCAAAGAATGTGCGCCCACCGATTCCATCTCCAGAACCAGTGAGGGCTGATGCTTCGGACAAATCAATTTTGACTGCATGGCCTTCGTGCAGCGTTTGCTTGATGCCCGACAAAATGCGTGCTGTAGTCATTTGATTTTCCCGAATGTTAAAAAAAGGCAGGGGAAGTCCAACCCCCCCCCTGCTAATGGCAACTTAGGTCGATGTGCCGGTCGAGCGATAACGAATAATGGCGTTTGGATCACGGATGCTGGTTGCCAGCCGTTTTTCACCATAAAAAGTAATCGAGCCTGGGGTCGTCTGGTCGTAGCGGCGCATGACCATATCCATGCGGTCAATGATGCTGTGACCAAGCTGCCAATCACCAAAATACATTGGGTAGAACGATGTGGTGCCTGCGCTGCCAGCCGTTGCTTGCGTTGGGTTGTCAAGATACTTGTTAATCACAACGTCAAAGCCAAGCAGTTGACCAATGATGCCGTTTGCATTGAGCGATTCCATGCTGTTAAAGATTGGACGCCCGTTAGTATCTTGCAGGCCACGAATAGCTTGCAGCAACACCGGGTTAATCATAAAACAGGCAGAGGTCGTGTAATACTGTTGCGGCAGGGCATACACCAAATTGATAACGTCCTTGTAGCTAATGTTATTTGCTGCAACCGTGTTGGCGTTGGTTGTAATCTGATCGTAGGTAGCAAGACTATGCAAGCCGGTAGCACTGCCCGTACCGCTGGTGCCGTAAGCCGCTGCGCTTGTGGTGCCGCCTGTATAGGTAGCATTTTGCCCTGGATACTGATCTAGACCACGCAAACCAGATGTGCCGCCGTAGGTATTAGGCGAGTTGGTTTGATCGCTGTTTTGAATCATTGACAGTGCTTCGGCTTGGGCAAACTCCATCAACATATCGTCAACAATGGTGCCTTCCAGCCCGTCAATGTCGTCCAATGCAGCCGTACGAACAGGGAATTGGACGTTCAAGTCTTGCAGCACCAATTGCCAGATGTTCATATCTTGCGTAGTTGCGCCACCGTTATTTTGGACGGTATACCCCCAAGTTGCGCCAGCGTTGCCGGTTTTGCTGCGAAACTGATAGCTTGAGCCATCAGTAACAACAGTGCGGCTTAGTCCACGCATCGGGTTTGCCAAGCGCATTGCAGCAAACACAGGGTCGTAACCCGTGCGTCCACCGATACCATTACCACTGCCGGTAAGCGCAGAGGCTTCATTCATATAGGCTAGATATTGATTCTCATCGGCAAAAATCTTGAGTGCTTTTTCTACACGATTGTTTGCGGAATAAAATGATTTCAGTTGCTCACGAACAGAGCGATTCACATCGGTACGGATTGTTTTAGCAATTGGACGGATGACGGCAGGCATTTGCAGCGTGCTAATTTTTGCCTCAAGCGCCGAGATTTTCTCGGTCATCTCATTTTTGGCAATTTCAATTGCAACAGTAGCTGCGCTGGTAACTTCGGCAATCTTAGCGGCGTTGGCGGCTTCGATAGCGTCGAGTTTTTCAATAATAACTTGGGACATGATTATTTCCTTAGACGGTTAGACAAAGTTTGCAGTAATTCCCGCTGCTCAAGGGCTGCGAGTATGGTTGCCTCCGCATCAGAATCGCTCTGAATCGGCGCAGTTTCATTTGGGAGTTGGACAACATCACGCTGTTCCAGCACCTTTTTGAAAGTCGATGCAGCGGCAACCGCATCACTCTTGGACAGTCCAGCATCACGCAGGCTTTGTTCCAAAATCTTTAAATTAGCAGACCCATCGGGCCTAAAGTATTCCAGCTTGCTGACGCAGGCTTCGGGATTGTTAGGGTACATCACGACAGACACTTCCCGCAAGCCGCCCTTTGTAATTTGGAAATATGCCTCGTCAGATTGATCTGGTTCGCCTTCGGCGTTAACCATTTGGTACGTTTCTGCATATGCGCCAACAGAAACCCCGCCAAACATGGCTGGCGATTCTTTCATGACGGTGTAAAGGTCGCTGCCCTGAGTGGTGTTCATAAACAGCCTGCCGTTAGCAGTCATGCCGGTGTCGTCAAACTCAAAGTGCATCCATTCGCCAACCGGGATTGCGTCTGCGCCGTGATTAACAAACATTGGCAGCGGCCTGCCCATTGCTTCAAATTGTTTGGCCCAATCTGCAAAGCCTTCAGCTTGATAGTTAAACCTGCGCCCGTCTGCGCCTTCTCGCGGCCCCCAGCTTGTAACCCGTGCCTCAATTGTGCCGGGTTGCTGATTTAGATTTAGTTTTGCTTCGCAGACGATTAACAGATTGTTCATGGATTACCTCGTTAGTTTTGGTCTTGTCCATGTCGTGTATTGTTTGCGGCTTTTTTTGCTTGAATTTAGCAAGCAACATTGCCAGTTCGTACGGCGGTTTATTTGCCAAGATTCATTTTCCGAGTCTGGTTGCCACCACCACCGCCAGTATCCTGTGGACTGCTGCCGGGAATTGTATCATTAGGCTTTCCTGCTTTCAATTCGTCTGCACCGTCCATATTTTTCATGCCTAAATATTCCCGTGCCTCATTTGCCGTCATTATGCCTGCATTTACCCCAGCCACCGAAAAATTCATCTGATCGACTGGTGAACCACGCAAAAATGCCCTTGTGTCAAATTCTACACACAAATTAGGATATCCGACAAGCAGGTGCTGCTTTAGCTTTTGCTGCACATTGACAATCAGCGGGTACATACTGCTTTTGTAAAACTCGTCTAGCATGGTTTGGGTGTTGTTGTATTTTTGGTCGGCGATGCCGATCATGGCAGGCGGCACGCCAAACAAACCGCAAATGCGCTTCATGGTTTGCTCTTTGAGTTTGGCGCAGTCAGTATCTTGCAGCGTCAGCATATCTAGCGGCTGGTATTTCATGCCTTGATCTAACAGCATTCCCTGCCCTGGCTTGCTTGGATCGGCGTTGCGACTACCTGTCATTGATGACCATGCTTCTTTTAGGCGTGCTGCTATTTCCTTGTATTTGCCATCAGGAATGACGTTCTCGGTGACAAACATACCGCTAGGCTTGGCCCCGTTTTGCATTACGTAATTGGCGTACAAATCAATGTCTTGATCTAAGCCAATCAATTCTGCTGCCAAAATGCCTTTGTTAAAACCGCCGTTTCCTTGCCAAGCAGCATCTACCAAGTGCATAACTTGATGAGCAGCAAGCGGTTCATCCCGGTTAAATCCGTAGGCTGGCGTGCTGAGTCTGTAGCTAGGGTATCGGGTTACATTGACAGTTGTACTGATTAATGTGCTGTCAAAAACGTACATCTCTAGCGGCGTTTGGGTGCTGCTTTCCTGATCTTTGCGCCACCATAAGATATACACCTCGCCCGACAATTCATGCCACATGATGTATTGGTAAAAAAATTCGTAGGCACTTTGAAAGTTGTTGGGATTGTTTAGCAGGTAGGCCACTTGCTTGGCTTTGGCTTTGTCTCTGGCGCTAACCTCTGGGCTTTTAACGGCATCGTGATACCCGCCATCATCCATATCGCACATAATTCGAATTGGCAGTTGCGCCATTGCCCTGGCTTTTGCTCCCACGCACGCCATAATCGTCGAATTTCGACTCATCATGCTCATGTCTACCGGCCTGCCAGCGTCTGTGCTGCTGCCTGTAGTTACATAGAGAATCTGGCTGTTGGCGCTGTTGTATCGGTTGCTGCTGCCCCACAATACATTGTTACCAAGGGCAGTCTGCCCAAACATTGAATTAGATTCTTTGCTTGTTTTTTGTTTGAAAATGTCAAATAAAGCCATGATTTCCCTTTAAAAAGTTCTGAAACCAAAACCTGATTGTACGGGATTGTCTAAATTGCAATGCATACTGATGATAAGGGATATGATGCCGTCCACCTTGGCAGACTTGTCCGCTTCGTTTTTCCGCACTTTGACGTTGCCGTTTACATCTTCGTAAACTTCGCAGTTGCCAAGCTGCCATCCAACAAATGGATTGCCGTCATGTTTGATACTGTATTGCATTAGCAATTTCTCTACGTGCTTGCTTGGATTGCTTAATACCGCCATGCCTTGGCCTACTTTTTTGAGCGGCAGGCCAGCATCATTTAGCCGAGCCACTAGGCTGGCGGCGTTGTAAGCATCAAAGCCAATTTCTTTGACTTCGTACTTTTCGCACTGCTTGAGGATGTACTCGCTGATTTCCCGGTCGTCCATGACATTGCCCTGCGTGATATGCAGGATGCCTGATTTCCGAGCCATTGCAAAAATGTCGCCGTAGTGCTTGGGGATTAAATCAAACCCGTCTGACGGCAAAAAGAATTTAAACTCGGCTTCGTAGTCATCATCAGAAAACCGCTTGAGCGTGCAGACGGCGTTCAAATCTCGGGTTGCTGCCAAGTCAAACCCAATAAATACCGCCTCGGGCTGTCTATCAGGCACCAGGGCGCATTTGGCGTCATCCCAGTATGCACGGTCCACCCAGGCGCTATTTGCGCTTACGTAGACGTTTAGCGTCTTGCACAGGAATTCGTTGAGGGCGGCAGGCTTGTGCTTTGCCATTTCTGCCCGTTCAGCAATTGCGCTCTCAAAAACTGATATGCCGTGCATCGGGTTCGCCTTGGCCCAGGTGCTTGGGTCACGCCAATCATCATTAGCGTCCAAGCTGTACAACAGGCCAAACCAGTGCGGATTGTCAGTAGCTTCGCCCGTCAGCATGGATTCCATCAAGGTTAAATCTTCGTGGAATTTAGTTTCCTTGGTAAAACTGGCGGTGGTAATGTAAATTCGCAACGGGTTAAGCCTGGCAACCATGCCTGAGTGCAGTACCTCAATACTGTTGCGATCAACAATCTGGGCGGCTTCGTCCACAATGGCGCAGGCTGGATTCATGCCATCGCCTGTCTTTTTTGTGTCCCTAGACAATGCCTTAAATACTGTCTGACTGTCGCCTGCCTTGGTTATCTGGTGCCTGCTGACGTTGTACAGGGCAGCAATATTCTGCGGCATGGCCTCAACAAACCCGGTAGCTGCGTGAAACACAATCCCGGCCTGCTCCCTAGTTGTCGCCAGCGTATAAACTTCTGCGCCTGCCTCGCCCCAAATTAATTCGTACAGGGCAATAACTGCTGTCAGTGTGGATTTGCCTGCCTTGCGGGGAACAAACACAATCACATCTGTGACCATGCGCTGCGATTTGTTTCGCTTGTTTCTAAACCCGTAGATAGCGCAGATTATGAATAACTGCCACGGTTCAAGCACTAGCAGTTTGCCTGCGTCTGGGCCTTTAGTGTGCCGCAACTCGCTAGCAAACATTAAAAAATGTTTTACAAAATCAGCATGGAATTCATATGCCCATGTTTTATCTTCAATCTGATTTAAAAACCGCTGGCAGGCAAGCGTGACGTTTCTGCAAACAGGAATCTCGCCTTTAACTACTTGCACGGCATACATGATGCCATCTTCAAAGTTCACGGTCCAGCCATCAATGCAGCAAATTTGCCGCTTTCAACTTTGTTTGTCGCCAGTCTGCCCCTGGGTGTCAAGCCTAATTCGTTCATTATCATGATGGCCCTGCCTAGCGCCCGTTCGCCTGTTGTCAGGTACGGATTTGTGCCAACAGTTGCCCCAGCATTAAATTTAGTCACTGGCCCACCGGCTCTCGCTCCTTTGATGCACTTGACAAATACGTCAAGCTGGAAAGCCAAAGCGCCAAGCAAATGCTGATCTTGCGCCGAGCCAATGCCGTAGGTGTCCCAAAGAAAGTCGGCTGTGGTGGTAATAAATTCATCCATGTCCCACAAATCAGGATCGTCTAGCCAAACTGGTTTAGGTATACGTTGGCGTATGGCCTCGGGCAGCGGCTTGCCTTTATGCTCGGTTTTGGTGCCGTGGACAATGTGAAGTTCGGGTGGAAGTCGGTTCATGCGCGGATATTATCAGATTAGGCCCCCTACCTCAACTCAATTTGTGGGTAATTGGG